GTATGGCTACTCGGTAATCCGTCCGCAGATGGCTGTCCGCCTCTGGGGCTAATGGTTAAATTTAAGGAGTAACTAAAATGGCACTTCCTAATGGTTCTGGTGGTTATCAGGTTGGCGACGGCAACAATGGCGAGCCGTTGTTTTTCCCACAGGTTGCCCCGCTTGCTTTGACGGCAGCCGCTACGGCGTCCCCTGCTGAATTGGTCGCGGGTCTTTTCACTTTCAACGGTACGGCTGGCAACTTGACGCTGCCGACGGTGGCTCTCCTTGAGGCCGCCTACCCGTCGATGAGCGAAAAGAACGACTCTGCGTTCGACTTCTTCGTCATCAACATTGATGCGTCGGGTTCGGATGCAATCACCGTGGCTGTCGGCACGGGCTGGACGCTGGTCGGTGCGGGTGCGGTTGCGGCGGCTTCGTCCGGCCACTTCCGTTGCCGCAAGACCGGCGTTGGCGCGTGGACTGTCTACCGCATTTCGTAATAGCAACGCCCTCGGCGGGGCAACTCGCCGGGGGCACCACCTAAAGGGGTATTGATATGCCTAATACACAGGCGATTGGTGTTGCTTTTGCGGATCAGGCGATTATCAACGGCTCGCTTGACTCGGCCACGCTCGTTAATTCCAACGTGCGTAGCGGATTCAGCGCAGCGCAGCAGGGCGCAACGATTACGACAACGGGCAACAGCGACGTGTTCGTTATGGCTCCGGTGTCGGGCGTTTTGTCGGCTGCGTGGTTCTCAGGCGTTGATGCGCTGGCTGCAAGCGATACTAACTACATTACGTTTACTATCACCAACCTTGGTACGTCTGGGTCGGGCACCGCAGCGATGCTGGCGGCGACCGATGCCAACACCACCAAGTCAACGGGTGGCACCGCTTTGACTGCTAATGCCCAGCGCGTTTTGTCGCTGAACGGCACGGCAGCCAATTTGGTGGTGGCAGCCGGTGATCGTCTCCGTATCCGCGCTGCGGCAACGGGCACGCTTGCCAACACTGTCACGTTCCCGGTCTACATGCTCAACTTCAGCGTCTCGTAATATGTCCAATATCTACCTTCGCCACCCCAGACATGGGGAAAAAATTGCTATCTCGTGGATGGAAGCGAGGGAGGATATGGAACAAGGATGGGAGGAGTTTGACCCCTCTAGTCCTAATGATTCGGAGTCCTCGGCGTCGTCAGAAATGGCGGCGTCGGGGATTTCTGATCATAATGCGCTGAGGGCGCGTCGTCGCCGTAAGGAGTAAGTTATGGCTACTACTGCTGGTGACCAAATCAACGGCGCGTTGCGCCTGATCGGGCAGTTGGCCGAAGGGGAAGTCCCTTCTGCGGCTACGTCGCAGGACGCTCTAACCGCACTCAACCAGATGCTTGACTCTTGGAGTACCGAGCGTCTATCGGTCTTTTCAACCCAAGATCAAGTCTACAACTGGCAACCCAACGTCCGCACGATTACGATGGGACCGACCGGCACGTTTGTAGCCGAGCGTCCTATCCTGATGGACGACGCCACCTATTTCCGTGACGCCTCGACCAACGTGTCGTATGGCATCAAACTGATTAACAACGAGCAATACAACAATATTGCCGTCAAGACCGTAACCTCTACGTATCCGCAGTTTATGTGGGTCAATATGACCTACCCGGACGTTGAGATTTATATCTATCCGGTGCCAACCAAGGTGCTGGAGTTCCATTTTGTATCCGTGCGACCGCTAACAACGCCTGCCACATTGGCTACTGATTTAGCGTTTCCGCCGGGGTACCTTCGAGCATTTCGATTCAACTTGGCCTGTGAACTTGCAGCCGAGTTTGGTGTTGAGCCATCTCCGCAAGTTAAGCGCATTGCTATGTATAGCAAGCGCGATTTGAAGCGCATCAACAACCCGGATGACGTGATGGCGATGCCAGCGGCGCTGCTCGTTAACCGTCCGCGCTTTAATATCTTTACGGGCAACTTCTAATGAAGACGCCAATTCTGGGGTCAGCATATTTGATTCGCAGCCCAAACGCGGCTGCCAATCGAATGATCAATTTGTATCCAGAAATTATCCCAGAAGGCGGAAAAGAACCGGCGTACTTGCAGCGTTGCCCCGGTTTAAAGTTGTTGACTACGGTTGGCACTGGCCCTATCCGTGGGCTATACACACACAATGACATCTTATATGTCATTTCAGCCAACGAGTTTTACAAGGTTTCCAGTTCGTTAGTAATTACCAAGATTGGTGATGTCACCGGAACCGGCCCTGTGTCTATGGCCGATAACGGCACGCAATTATTTATTGCCTGCAATCCTGACGGATTTATCTACAACTTTGACACACTAACGTTTGGGCAGATCACTGACCCTGACTTTGCGGGTGCGGTAACGGTTGGGTATCTAGATGGGTACTTTGTTTTTAACGAACCCAACAGCCAGCGAATCTGGATTACGAGTTTGTTAGATGGCTTGTCAATCGACCCGCTAGACTTTGCCAGCGCGGAAGGTTCGCCTGACGATGTGGTGGCAATTATAGTTGACCACCGAGAAGTGTGGTTGTTTGGCGAGAACTCAGTAGAAGTTTGGTACAACGCAGGCGAGATTGATTTTCCGTTAGCGCGTATCCAAGGCGCATACAACGAAATTGGCTGTATTGCTCCGTACTCTGTTGCCAAGATGGACAACAGCGTGTTTTGGCTGGGATCGGACGTTCGCGGTACTGGCATCGTGTATCGAGCCGAGGGCTATCAAGGCGTGCGTATCTCAACCCACGCTATTGAGTACGCCATCCAAGGCTACTCCGATCCGACCGATGCGCTGGCCTATACCTATCAGCAGGACGGTCATACGTTCTATGTGCTGATCTTCCCGTCGGCTAATGCCACTTGGGTGTATGACGCCTCCACAAACTCGTGGCACGAGCGTGCTGGGTTTGATAACGGCAACTTTAGGCGTCATCGCTCAAACTGCCAAACGAACTTCCTTGATAAGCCGACTGTCGGTGACTTTGAAAACGGCAACGTTTATACGTTTAGCCTTGATGAGTACAAAGACAACGGCGCAATCCAGAAGTGGCTGCGTTCGTGGCGTGCGTTGCCTACCGGCGAAAACAACCTAAAGCGTACCGCGCATCACACGCTCCAGATTGATATGGAGTCAGGCGTTGGCCTTAACCTCGGCCAAGGCAGCGACCCTCAGATTATGTTGCGCTGGTCAGATGATGGCGGCCATACGTGGTCAAATTACCATCAGGCAACGATAGGCAAGATTGGGCAGTATTTCTTTCGTGTGTTTTATCGACGCTTGGGCATGACGCTCAAACTGCGTGACCGCGTGTATGAGTTGTCCGGCACGGACCCGGTAAAGATCGCCATCATGGGCGCAGAACTGAGCATATCGGGAACCAATGCTTAATAACATCACACGCATACCGGCACCTCGCGTGCCGCTGATAGACGAACGCACGGGGCTAATATCCCGTGAGTGGTTTCGTTTTTTTAACAACCTGTTTGTGTTGACGGGTTCGGGTACTAATCAGTTCACGTTAAATGACATTGAGATTCAACCGGATGCGCTCGCGCAAACAGAGTCTGCGCTGGCTGACATTCAGTCCGAAATCCAAGCCTTGCAACTTTCTCCGCCTCCGCAACAGATTGTGCCTGCCGATTTTGGCTCGTTTTATGACACCAACACTCAAGTTGCGGCTGTTATCAACACGCCATATCCAATTACATTTAACACGACCGTGGTCGCCAAAGGAGTTCGCCGAGGAACTCCAACGTCGCGCATTTATGCTAATAGGCCCGGTGTATATAACTTTGCCTTTTCAATACAGTTTGATAAAACTTCGGGCGGCACGGCTTTAGCGTATGTATGGGCTAGACTAAACGGAGTTGATGTTCCAAACACCGCATCGCAAATCCGTATTCAAGGAAACAACGGCGAAATTTTTTGCGCTGCAAATTTGTTTTTTGAGATGTCAAATAGCGACTATTTTGAGTTGATGTGGGCAGCAGATGCCACATCGGTTCAATTACTTGCAGAGGCGGCAACGGCGGTGCATCCCGGTATTCCGTCCGTCATTCTTACCGTTAATCAGGTGAATATATGACCGTTAATCTTTCGGCCTTTGCTGGCGCTGGCGCACAGTTTTTTGACAACAACGGCGATCCGCTTTCGGGCGGTCTTGTTTATTCGTATGACGCTGGCACCACGACCCCTCGCGCAACCTATACAAGCAGCACGGGCGGAACGGCTAACAGCAATCCCATCGTGCTGGACTCGGCTGGACGCACGCCTGCGCAGATTTGGCTAACAGAGGGATACGCTTACAAATTCATAGTTCGCACCTCTGCGGGCGTTTTGATTGGCACATACGACAACATCCCGGCAATTATTGATCCGGCAGTAACCGGAATAAATTGGTCAAACATTACCAATACACCGACGACCTTGGCCGGTTATGGCATTACTGACGCTTATACCAAAGTGCAGTCGGATGCCAAGTTTGCCCCGATCGCCAGCCCGACGTTTACCGGCACTGCCAGAGTCCCTGACAACTGCACCCCGAACGTCAATCATGTGATTGGTTATCTGGATTGCCCGCAGAACAGCCAAACAGCCAGTTATCAATTAAAGTTGTGCGACGCTGGTAAGCACATTTACATGAATGGAACGAGCATAACGCTTACCATTCCTGCAAACAGTGCTGCTGCGTTTCCAATCGGCACTATCATCGGGGTTGTAAACGGAAATGCTACGTCGCTTTCAGTGGCTATTACGACTGACACGTTGACCTTGGCGAATAGCACTTCTACTGGAACTCGCACTTTGGCGCAAAATGCTATGGCCGTACTGTTGAAGGTAGGCAGCACTAACTGGATTATTAACGGCCCCGGAGTCAGTTAATGTCGGGCGCAAACTTTTTGCTGTGGCTATCTAGCGCTTCGTCCTCGCCAAGCGGGCAATGCTTTGCTGCTGGACAAAGCGGCACCATTACCGCCCCGACGGGCGCTACTGGCGTTACCGTCGAAATGTTTGGCGGCGGTGGTGGTGGCGGCGTAAATGGCAGCGGTGCAGGGTATGGCGGTGGCGGCGCTGGATATGCCAAGCGATCCTTTTCCGTTGCTGGCGGCTCTTCCCAGATTTCGTATAACGTCGGCACCGGAGGCGCGGGAAGCGTCACCATTGCAGATGGCGCAAATGGTGGATCAACCATTGTGCAATTCCCTCCCGGCGGTGGCGGCATTGAACTAACCGCCGGATACGGAGGTGGCGGCGGAGAGGTTTTGCCGGGTGCTGCCGGTACGAACATACTAGACGGGGGTATTCCTTTCCCGGCCACTTCTGCCCCTGCTGCCGGAACCAACTTGGTTGGCGGCGATGCTGGCAATGTGGCTGGAGGCGGAGGCACAGGCGGTGCAACATACTCCGCTAATGGCGGAGTTCCGGGCGGCGGCGGTGGCCCCGGCGTCGGCTCTGGCGGCGCTGTAACCGCTGTCGGTGGAAATGGCGGTGGTGGCCGCGTTTGCTTCTATTGGACGTATCCCTCTAATGTTGTGTTGAGCGATCAATACGCTGCCAATTTGTCGTTATCTGGCGTTGGAGGCACGGCAACCGCGACTTACCGATTGCGATCTGACGGCCAAGCCCTCGCCACTAACGTATCGGGTACATTGGTCAACATCACGGGCCAATGGCTTACCAGCGGCACTTCGTCAAATTATGAGGTATATGCCCAATGGTCGCCTCAAGGTGGCGGTCCCGGCGGGATTCCTGGCGGTGGCGTTGTTGGCGGAGCCACACCGCAAACATGGCTCTCGCTTGGCACCACAAGAGATTTCACGTTGTCGGCAACTAATAACGCTGTTGAACGTGAGTTGTACATTCAAATTCGTAATGCAGCGACTCAAGAGATAGTGAATTTCTGCGTTATTACTGTTGAAGTTGACTCTGCGCCTTGAGGTATTTATGGCAGTTTTAACCAAAGCCTTGATTTCCGCCAGAACGGCTTCTGACGCACAAACTACTCAGTACACTGCGTCAAACGTAACGGCCATAATAGATAAATTTACAGCCACTAATTACAGCGTTAGTGCGGCCACTATTTCTGTGAACTTAATTACTGTTGGCAGTTCGTCTAGCAATTCAAACTTAATTGTTAAGAGCAAGACTTTGTTGCCTTCCGAGACGTATACGTTCCCAGAATTGGTCGGGCACACCATTGATTCTGGCGGCTCTATTTCGACTATTGCGTCCGCCGCCTCTGCCATCAATATTCGCTGTTCAGGCCGAGAAATCTCGTGATCGACGCCGAATACTGGCTGATTGAAAACTTTAAGGTGTTAGACATACCACCTGACGCTGCCGCATGGCTAATTGACTTGTGGCATGTCACGCAGACGTTTGACGACGTGGCCGACGGCGATGCCGTAGATCGCAAGGTGTTGGATGACACCGTATGGCGGGCGCTTGTCAATATGCCTGCAAACAGTTTCTTTATGGCTCACGCTGGGCAGTTATTGCCTGCGCTGGGCACGGCAATCCTAAAGTGGAAGGCGTCCGATGACGCCGAGCGTAGCGGTCAAGCAGATGAAAAGTCGTTTGTTTGGCGTGCCACGTACTATGACTTGGTTCTTTTAGTGGTGCTGTTGTGTCAGGGCCGAGAGTCTGCTATGGAAAAAGCAGGTGCGGTAATGGCACTATACGGCGAAAGTTTTGCGAAGTACCGCGAGGAATTCCCTAATGGCTAACCCGGTTCAAGTCATCGCCACTGTTGCAGGAGCGGTGCTTTCTAAACGAGCAGCCGATAAGCAAGAGCAGGCTGTTCGCAAGCAAGCGGATCGGGACATCGCGCTTCGCAAGCAGATGTACGAGGAGGATGTCGCTCGACAGCAGCCGTATCTCGGCGCTGGCGAAACTGGCATAAATCAGTTGACGGCGTTGTACGGTCCCGGCGGCTTGTACACCAAGACGCCGACTATGGAAGATTTGTTGATTGACCCCGGTTATGGGTTTCGCATGTCTGAAGGCGAGAAGGCGCTTGCTCGTATGCAGGCTGCTCGCGGTCGATACTTGAGTGGCGGAGCCATCAAGGCTGGCACCGAGTTTGGGCAAAACCTTGCCTCACAAGAGTTCATGAACTCTTATAACCGCTTGATGGACCAGCGTGCCACGGTTACAAATGCGTTGATGAACTTAGGCCAATTTGGTCAAAACGCCGCTCAAATGGCAGGCGTTGCTGGTCGCGGATACGCTGGCGGCGCTGCTCAAGCCTATGGCGATATTGGAGCCGCTCAGGCTAATCGGGCTCGGCAAGTTGGAAACATCTACCAAACCGCTTTGGGCGATGCCTTAGCCGGATACTCGCAATATCGTTCTAACCAGTTGCAGCCTGTAACCATCCAAAGTCGCAAAACAGCCTATAGCCCTGTCCGATCCTCTGCCATTCCGTGGCGTAGCCCGTCGTATGGCTACAGCGAAGGCTGATAAGGAGTCGCTTGATTATGGCAAATGAACTTATGTCTCAACGCGCGTACATTGACCCGTATGAGGCGATTCAAGTAGGGCGGCAGCGTTCCGCTGCTGAAGCGCAGGCTGCTGAGATGGCTCGGCTAAATGAAGCCCAACGCCAAGCAGCGGCAAACGCCATGCGAGATGGTCTTATAGATCCCGCTGCATTTGGCAACGAACTTGCTCAAATGGGATACGCTTACGCTGTTCCCGGCGCTCAAAAAGAGTTGTATGCGTTAGAAGAGCAGCGCGGCAAAGGGATGAAGGCTATTGGCGAAGGCATAAAGGCTGGCGAAGAGGGAGTCATTGCCAAGATTGGCACGTTCAAGCAAACGCTCCCCAACAACCCGCAAGACACTCGTCGCTGGTTAGCGGCGGCATATCAAGACCCAGATATTGGCCCGTATGTGGGCGGATTCGGCTCTTTGGAAGAGGCGCAAGCCGCTGTTCCAAATGATCCGGCTGAGTTCCAAGAGTATCGCAAGAACGCAGGCTTGTTTGTTGACAAGTTCTTGGATGAATACACCTTGTCGGCAAAGGAAGAGGCCGACATTGAAACGGAGCGGATGAAAAGTAAGCAGGAAAGAGCCGCTCAATACAGCCCTGAAATTGAAGAAGTCGAAGACCCCAATGACCCGAGCCAAATATTATTGGTTGACGTTAAGCGTTGGCGTGGCGGTGGCATCGGTTCTCCGGGCGTTATTGGCCCGAAGGGCAAAGCCAAGGTTGAAAAGGGCGAAAAAAGCGGTGACGCCTTCATTTCCGTCATTGAGGAAATGGAATCAAATTACGATGAATTAAATCGTATGAAGGCGATTCCTAGCACCAAACGAAGTGCAAGTGAAAACTTAAGGATTTCCGCTGAGACTAGTGACCTTGGGCAAATGATTGGTCGCGCAGCAGGCACCGAGCCGCAGTCTTTGCGTAACCAAGTGCAAAGCGCTCGCCTGCGTTTGTTGCAAGGCATCAAGGCCGCAACTGGGATGTCCGCGCAAGAACTGAACAGCAACGTTGAACTCCAGCAGTGGTTAGATGCGGTTACGAACCCAGCCAATGACTACGAGTCAAACAAGGCTATCTTGAAAAGCATCCGTCAGTTTGTTGAGGACAACAAGCCCGGCAAGCGCATGGCTCCTGCTGCCGAAAGACCTGCTGCGGGCGTTTCTGCCTCAGAACGTCAAAAGGCTATGGAGTGGTTGAGAAAGAATCCAAACCACCCGCGTGCGGCTGAAGTTCGCAAAAAACTCGGAGTCTAATAATGGACGACTTTGACGTTGATGCGTTCTTGGCTGGCCCTGCAACGAACGACGGCGAATTTGACGTTGATGCTTTCCTTGCGTCTGGATCTGACGTAGAGCCGTTGCCGAAAGGGCCACGCACTCGCGGTGGCAAGCGCAACAAGCCCGCTCCTCGCAGACAAGAAGGCCCGTCTCTGGCAATAGATCGCGCAACAGGATTCCGCGAGCAAGTCGCTCAAACCGGCATGACGCCAGAAGAGCGTGCGGAAGCCGTGCGTGCTGGCACTCAATTTGCCGCCAGCATGGCCGCTGGCCCTCTGCTTGGTGGTGCTATTCGCGCTGGTAGCGCTATCCCCGGTATTCGTGCGATGGCCCCAGAAGCGACTCGCATTGTGAATCAGTTTGGTCGAGCCGTTCAGTCAGGCGGCTTGGGGCGCGATATTCCGCTGCTGCAACGTGCGGCAGGGGCGGCTACGGCTGGCGCTGCTAGTGCGGCTGTGGCTGATCCAGAGGCTATTGAAGAAGGCGCTGCGCTTGGCCTTGCGACTCCGGCGGTTGCCCGAGTGGTTAGGCCGTTTATGGCGGCAAAAGCCCCGACAACCAAAGAACTGAAGAAAGCGTCTGAGCAGGCTTATGCGAACGTTGAGGCCGCCAAGGCCGACGTAGGCCCAGAGCGCATTGCTCAGTTGTCCTACAAGATTGAAGACACGCTGAACCGATCTGGGTTCAACTCAGTTTTGCATCCCAAGGCGCAGGTTGCGGTTAATGCGTTTGTTGAGCAGGCCAAGACGGGTCAGCCGATTACGATTAATCAACTAGACGTATTGCGTCGAGTGGCTGGCAGAGCGGCAGGCAGCCCCAGCAAGGATGAATCTCGCATCGGCTCTGCTCTGGTCAGAGACATTGACGACTTCATCAAGGAAGTGGCTCCAGAAGCCGTGCAGCGCGAGTTGCTGAAAGCGCGTGACCTGTACGCTCGGATGAGTCGCAGTAAGGTTCTTGAGCGCACTATCCGAGAAGCCACTAGCGGCAAGGGCGAGCCTGCCGTGAAGATCAAGGAGAAGTTCTTCAAATTGGCGAACAACGATCGCGCCATGCGGCAGTTTACAGAAGCCGAAAAAGACCTTATTCGCAAGATTGGTGACGGTCGTTTTGACATATCAATGCTTGAAGGCATCGGTGTGTTGGCGGCGCCTCCGCGCCTTAGCGAAATTCGTGGCGGTAGTTTCCGCTCAATTACTCCCGGCCTTGGTTACGCAGGTGCGTTTACGGGCGGTGGCGGCCTCCTTGGTGCTGGACTTGTTGCCGCAACGGGCTACGGCTCTCGTATAGCCGCTAACCGTCTTGCATTAGCCAGAGCGCAAAACCTGCGTGCGCTGGCCGCTTCAGGAGTTCGTGAGCAACCGCTGCGCCCCGAGACGTTCCTGCAAGCGGGACCAGCCTTCCTTGGCGGCGGATCGCCAGAGGAGATGGATATGCTCGCGGAACAAGAGCGCATCAACCAACTTGGTTTTTAAGAGTTAGTCATGCTGCAAGGCGCATTAAAGTCTAAAACCGTATGGTGGAACGTCCTGCTGGCTGTTGTCGGTGGTCTTGAACTTGTCGGCGGTCACATGACCGTGCTGTGGGGGCAAGAAGTGGCTGCGGCAATTCTAATGGTCGGCGCTTTAGCAAATCTTGTGCTGCGGGCTGTCACCACGCAGGCGCTTTCGGAGAAGTGACGTGGATTATCAGGCGGCTTTTAACATTGCGGTGGCAGTTGCAGCAGCGTTTGGCGGTTGGACCTTGCGCTCGATTACGACGAGCCTAGAGAATCTTCAGCGCGACCACAAAGAGATGATGCACCAGTTCGTGCGCCGCGATGACTACAAGTCCGCCTTAGAGCGTATTGAGCAAATCCTGACCCGCATCTGGGACAAGTTGGACGAAAAGGCCGACAAGTGACCCCGCTGTTCCTAGCGAGGATATCCCCTTATGCGATTATATCGGCACTCGTCATCATCTCCGGGTTTGCAGCAGGACAGTGGATTAAAGAGCAAGGACGCAAAGAACTTAGGCCGCAGATTGAACGACTGGAGACCGCCTTGGCTGAGGAGCGGGCGGATCGAGCGCGTGCTGAACGTGCTGCGGATTCGTACCAGTCCGAGATGCAGCGCCTTCGTGAGCGTGCTGCTCACAATACTAGCAACCGCACTATTCACCAATTAAACCGCAAAGGTTTCAAATGAATATGCAGAAGATTGTGGATATGTTGTTTCCAGTCCTGCTGGCCGCTGTCGGCTGGCTGCTGTCGGAGATCACATCGTTTAACAATCGTCTGATTGCTATCGAAGGCAAAATGCCTGCCCTGATTACGCCGGAAGGTGTCCCTACCGATAGCCCCATCAGCGCCGCAAACCGGCAAAAGCAGAAAGAAGAACTGCTAGATAAGATTTATGACCTGCAACTGCGGGTCAAATTGCTTGAGGAACGCAACAAATGATGACGATGGTTAGCACTTTTTTGTCGTTCCTTGCAGGCGGGCTGCCCAAGATTCTGCAAATTTTCCAAGACCGACAAGACAAGAAACACGAACTTGCCCTCGTTGCTGCTCAGAAGGAGCGTGAGTTGGCTTTGGCTGAGCGTGGTTTCATTGCTCAGGCTCGGGTTGAGGAAATCAAACTAGAGCAAATCCAAACTCAGACGGCAGGCGAGGAACGCCAAGCCCTGTATCAGCACGATATGGAAATTGGCAGGGGTGCCTCACAGTGGATGATTAACCTTCGTGCCTCGGTGCGTCCGGTCGTCACCTACATCTTCGTGCTGGAGTTGGTTGCCATCAACATTGCTGGTGTGTGGTACGCCTACAACACGGGCGTGCCGTTTGCCGCTGCAATGGCTGAAGTGTTCTCAGATGATGAGATGCTGATACTGTCTTCGATCATCGCCTTCTGGTTTGGCACGCAGGCTTTCGGAAAGAAGTGAAGGTTAGTCCTGCTGCAATACAAATGATCAAGCATCATGAGGGCGTAAGGACGCGCCCTTATCGGTGTCCGGCCCTGCTATGGACGGTCGGGGTCGGCCACGTTATAGACCCGGCTCACGCTGCGGTGAAGTATGAGGAGCGCAAGAGTCTACCGATACCCGTGGGCTGGGATCGCACCCTCACGATGGACGAGGTGGATCGAATACTTGCTCAAGACCTTGGCCGGTTTGAGCGTGGTGTGGTTCGACTTTGCCCTGCTGCTGTTGGCCGTCAGGGAGTCTTTGATGCTCTCGTATCTTTTGCCTTCAACGTGGGGCTAGGCAACCTTCAGCGCTCTGGCTTACGGATGAAGGTTAATCGGGGCGACTTTGAAGAAGCAGCCGAAGAATTCAAAAAGTGGACAAAAGCCGGCGGTAAGGTATTACCCGGCCTCGTCAAACGTCGTAACGACGAGCGGGTATTGTTTTTGAGTTAGTTTTATTTAACGGAGCGGGCGCTATGCGACAAGACGGCATCCCAGAGCGCTTCCAACTAGCCGGTCATACCATAAAAG